CAATCTGGCTGGGCACATTATGCTCTTCGACGACTACACTTCGGCCTTGACCATTACGTCGGGTACCCTCGGGTACCTCCGGAGTGCGATAGCCATCGCTATTTTGAGCTACATGTGACCAACAATCGTACAATCGTTCAATCACCCAGTCGTATTGATTGTCTCGAACAGATTTCATGACAATCTCCTGAGATAAGCCCTTGAGAATAGCAGTATTGTTAATACCACTAGAAAGATCTACAAGAGCGTCCCAGATTTTAAGAGCAAAACTCTCGAATGGAATTGTGTCTTGGCAGTTGAGAAGCTGATTCCACCAGGCAAAACGCGTCTTACCCATAATTATGGAACCGTTATCGCAGATAGTACAAATCTTGTACTTACTACGATCTTTAGCATTCTCGAAAATTGTTTCTGATATTTTAGTATCAGTCAGCAAAACACGAATTAAGAGCTTACTCCGATCAGAGATAAGCTTATTCATTGTTCTACTGTCTTTTACTCTTCAGTATCATGAACGACGATGGTAGCGGTAGGCGTAGCATCTGGAACCTTGATCTCTACGGTATCAACCTTAGAGTCAGCGAGCTCCTGGAGGTACGTCTTGGCCTTTGCATTGTTCTCGCCAATAGCGGAAAGAATGTTCTTCTTAGCATCTTCGAGCATCTTGATCGTACGATCAATACGCTTGATCTCATCGTTGTTGTAGGCGTTAGCCTCATCAACGGTGGCCTTGACGTCACTGAAGATGATGTTCTTATCGATGCCTTTGAGAGCCTTGGTGAAGGCGTCACTGGTCATCTTGCCGACCTG